CTGGTGCATTTTTATTTTGCATTATGCCATTGCCTTTCGTACTGCTTCTCTTAACTGTACAGATATATGTTGATTGCTTTCTATTTTACCAGAAGTAGGTTTATTAAGCAACCCTTTTGATGGTGTAGCAATAGGTTTTGCCTTACTTTCTTTATCAGAAAGAAACTTAGTATTCATATTTGCTAAACGTGTAAGATTTTTATGACTCATTTTACTACCTAACTAGAATCCCATAAACCCGCCAGAGCCTAAACCAATTTTAAGAATGTCTGTTACAAAGCCACCAACTGCAGCACTTGATTCATAGTCACCCTTAATTTTTTGTACGTCTTTACTTGAATCTGCATTAATATGTGCTACTGCTAATTGCATAGCACGTTGTGCTTCATTCTCTGCAGTGGTCCATGCCCATTCCATTGTATCTGCATAGTAAGACCACATATTATTATATGCTGAATCTGACATACCAAGTATAGCTGCTGCATTGATTTCATTAGCACGGTTAACTGCGGCTGTATCTGCTGTAGCAATCTGTCTACGCCATTGTGCATTTGACTGTGCAATCACTGTCTGGTTCTGTGCGTTAAACTGGTCACGTTGATTGTTCATTTCAGCATTAAATCGCTCTACTGTATTACGCTGACCTGCATTAAACTGTGACTGTGCATTTTGCTGCGCTGCATTAAACTGTGATGTTTGTTGTGCTAGATTAGCAAAGAACTGGTCAGTTTGATTCTGACTCGTAGCATTAAATTGCTTTGCTGCATTAGTAGCTGCTTGGTCTGTAAACAAAGACTGTGTACGCTGTTGTGCTTTGAACAACTCTGTCTGCTGCTGGTTAGACAGGTTAGCCATATCAGTCTGTAAAAATGTCTGTGCGTTTTGTACTGCTGCTTGCTGTCGGTTGTTTAAGTTAGATGCATCCATCTGTCCTAATGCAGCAGCCTCTGCCATAACCATTGCTTGTGAGTTAGACAGGTTGTTAAGGTTCATAGTATTTACAGCACGAGAGTTTTCTAGCTGTACCTGCTGTTCAGCAGTGAAGTTCATGTTAGCTATATCACCAATACGTGCAGAGTTTTGTACACGTGACTGGAATGCTTGGTCAAACTCCTGACCCATGAATGTGGCACGTTGCTGTGCAGATAGCATAGCACGTTGTTGGCGATTAGATAGGTTCTGTGCCTCAAACTGTGCAGTTACTGCTGCATCAGCCTGTGCAATAGGCAGTGCAGCTTCTAGTGTAGCCTGTACAATAGCCTGACCAGCGAGGCTACTTGCACCTAGTCCACGTGCAGCCATAGCTGCTGTAGCATTACGCATAGCACCTGCTGCCCATGAAGGTGGGTTACTGGCATCAAAGTTAGCAGTAAGTGATGCAAGTTGTCCCTGCACTGTAGCTTGTACAGAAGGTGTAGCTGTTGCTGCTTGTACTTGCTCTGTAAAGGCAGCGGCAGTTTGTGCATCAGCAGCACCTGTAATTAATTCACCAGCTTGAATGTTTCTTTGTACTGGATTATCAATAAGTGTGGCTGTACCCTGTGCAGCAGATAGATTACTTACACTAGAAGCAAGTTGTTGTTCTGCGAGTACTTTTGCTCGTGGGTCATTTGGGTCTGCCTGTGCAGCTTGCGTTGCGTTTACAGCAGCATCTATTTTAGGTGCGACTTGAGTAGCATCCATTAGTGATGTATCTGTTTTTTGTGGCATCGCGGAAGTCGTGCTACTAGCCATAGCGGTAGGTACAGCTACTGCACCTCTAACTTGTCCCATATTTGGATTTATATATTGACCAGATTCAGATGGTGTCATAGCAGCCTGTGTTACACCACCTTGAGGCAGTGCGGGATTAAACATACGTTGAGTTGTAGCGTCACCAATAGTAGTAGGTGCAGTCGGCGCACGACCTAAACCTTCGCGCATTGCAACTGCTAGTGGGTCTGTTGATGTGTAAACTGATGGGTCAATTGGATTATCATTATATGTACCACCAGCAGGTAAAGGTGGTTGACCTGTAAATGGAATACGACTACCCGGCCCATCTTCAGGTATTATACGTGGGTCAATCACAGCACCACCCGTCTGCATCTTTACTAAGCCACCCTGCGCCATCTGTTGTGGTTGTTGTTGTGTTATGTCCATAATAGGTTGCTGTTGTTCATTGTCCCCCCTATACAAATTAGCTTGATATGGTATAAAAGGTTGAATAGCATACATTGATGGCATTGTGCCACCACCTGTTGTGTATGTACCTGCCTCTGGATTATATGTAGGTGGCTGATACATAGGTGGACTTTGTATAGGTTGCGATATAGGTTGCGATATAGGTTGATACGCAGGTGGTCTCTGCATAGGTTGTCCTACAATTGGCCTTTGTCCGGGGTCTGGCTGCGGCTGTGGGTCTGGCTGCGGCTGTGGGTTTGGCTGTGGTGCTACAGGTACATCTGTAATAGGCTCTGGTGTTATTCCGACAGGTGGTGTAGGCTCTGGTGTAGGCTCTGGTGTAGGCTCTGGTGTAGGCTTTGGTGTAGGCTCTTTAGGTAATTTACTAAATCCTTCTTCCCTACTTTTAATTTTCTCAAATTGTTCGGTACGTTTTAAATAATCTGTGTAGAAACGAGCCATAGTAGCGGTACGTGGACCGTTACCAAAACCATACGCATCCTCTATTACTACGGCTGGTTGAGCGGCATTATGAGGATTATCTACTAAAAACTTTTTAAACTCTTCAGAGTTAAAAAATTCTTTATCTGCACCGCTTTCAATACCCCTTTCACGTAGGAAGTTTATATCTTTTTGACGCATTTCCTCTTGAAAATTAGTTAAATCTGATTCTTTTTTCAGCTTTTCTTGTTCTTTTTGAAAAGCATCAAATTCTCCACGTGCTTTTTCTAAATCTTTTTTTGCTTGTGTATACGCAGCATATTGTAAAGCAGCTTGCCTACCTTCTGCACCGTCTAAGCGAATGGCTCCGGTTTTTCCATCGCCATATTGATACGTTAACTGAGGCATACGACCATGTCTTTCGCTATCACGAACATTATATGTTGTGTTATCTAAATTTATACCATTTAACATTCTATTTTTATTTACAGTATCTTGTAAGTTTGCAATTCTATCTTGAAATGTTTTTGATTTATCAGGAAGCATACCACCCGTCTGCATCTTACGTACCATACCACCTTTAGCCATCTGCTGTGCAGCTTGGACAAAGCCATTCATACGTGCCTGACGTGCTGGGTCTTGTTCAATATACTGCTGGAACTGGCCCATGTCACCAGAGTAACCCATAGCGTTTGCAATCTTATCCATTGCTTCAGGTTTAAATGCTTTGAACATCGCCATATTAATTCATTCCTATAAATACTGTAACTACCATAGCCACTACCATAATTGTACTGCCCATAATCATTGCTTCTAAACGCCACATGCGCTTGTCCAGACCATCAAGTTTACCATGCACCAACTCACGAAACATGGCACATTCTTTTTCATGTGCATCCAGTTCCATCTGTACCTTCAGTGCAGGTTCTACTTGCTGTGTCATTTTCATTATGTCTCCAATGCCGCGATACGGGCTTCTAATGCTATAATTGTTGCTTGCTGCTCTTGGATAGCCTTGATACACAGCGACACCATATTGCTATATGCTAGTGCATCTGGCTCATCGTTATCGTTGTAGGTAACAAACTCTGTGAGGCCAGCATCGTGAACTTCTTCAGCAATTAAGCCACCAAATACTGTGTCGCCATCGTTGTTGCCTTTGTAGGTGACTGGACGCAGTGCAAGTAACTCTGTTAAACCGTGTGTCGCATCTTCTATTGAATTTTTATAACGTCTAGATGACGTAGACCTTTGTAGCGTCCCTGCCGAACTGACAAATACATTTGCTCCACTGCCAGTTGTTAGGTTGTACACTCCCGGAACTACAAGATAACCATTACTACTTGTTATTTTTAAACGAGTTGTTCCGCTGATACCTGTTTCACGTATTGTAAATGCGCCATTATCTACGCCTTGGTCGCCTACTTGAAGTGTAAAAGTAGCACCACCACCAGCCGTGTTTGTTAGTGCAATACCATATCCAGAGGAATTGTTCGTTCCATCAGTATCAATATTTAGTCTTGCTCTTGTTGTTGTAGTTGTAGAAATGCCCACGTTGCCACTGCTGTCGATGCGCATACGTTCTGCTTGAGAACCTGCATTTGACGTAGAGAATGTTAAATAACTTGAGTTATTTGCACCAGACGTTCCGCTAAGTATTTTAGACAAGGTTGAGTCAACATTGTTCCCAAAGTGAATTGCGCCAAGATTGTCGGTGGTATTGTTATTGTTGACTTGCAAATACAGTTCTGCGCCATTGGAGTTGGTGTCTCCAGTGATGTCCACAGAACCTGCCACTGAAACCAAACCATCATCTCTCACAGAAAACTTAGGTGAAAGACTGGAGTTATAACAAACAAGAATTGACGAACCGCTACCATCTGTTGCACCAGCCACGGTCAGTGCGCGTGTGCTAGCTATCGCGTCAACTCCAATAGACGCATGACCTGTGATAGCTGTATCGCCAGTGACATCCACGCCTGTGGCGGTGGTGGCAAGTTTGGCTGACCCATCATAATAAATATTTACTGCGCCATCTGTGTTGGCGAGTATCATATTTTCACCGTCGTCCTTTTGTATTCGGACAGCAGTGCCGTTCGACATAATTTTTAATTCGCCACCGCCATTATCATAAATGCGACTATGGCTACCATCGTGATAAATCTGCAAGTCAGACCCAGCACCGAAGATGGCCTTGTCGTTGTCAGCAAATGTAGCATTGCCAGTTACAGCAACGCCTGTGGCGGTGGTGGCGAGTTTGGCTACGTTGTTGTGGTAAAGCGTGACTGCACCATCAGCCGCCCCCAACATCACGCTTTCAGTGCCAGCAGCATTTTTTACACTCAACGCATCTGTTTGAATAAACAAAGTGCCTGTGTCGTTATCAAGAAAAGCGTTGTTGCCGTTATGAAATAGCGACATATCACTGTCAGCACCAAACACGGCCTTGTCGCTGTCGCCAAAGTTGATGTCGCCAGTTGTGGTCAGGCCAGTAACAGTTGTTGCGCCTGTAAATGCAGTTGTACCAGTGACACTTAAATTACCACCCACACTAAAGTCACTATTTACATTACCACTAAACACACTGAAGACATCATACACGACAATCTCAACTACATCAGATGCAGTCAGTGCAGACAAGCCAGCAATGGTATTCGCTGTACTTGTGTTGTAGTCCGTACCAGCTACTAGGGTCACACCATTCAAGTTAACGTCAACATAGTTGCCATCAGTGAATGTCAGGGTGCCACCTGTCAGCGCACCGCTGATTGATGTCTCACCGCCTGATGCAGTGAAGTAGTACCGATTACGTACACCCTGTGATGGTGATTTTCCTAAGTATGCCATTAATAGTTCTCCGGGTTATTATTCGGCAGTGTAGCCGTTACCAGCCGTGATAGCAGCATTAACCGCAGTCATATCCTCATCTGTCCAGTAGTCTTTAGCTACCATCAGTTCCAGATGCTCAACATTCCTGTCTACGCAATCCTGCTTATCTGCGGCATCATCTTCTGCCATAGCTGTGCCAGCAATAACAGCAGTGATAAGGTCAACGCTGTGACCCATTGCTGTGTAATTTTGTGCGATTTGTTCTGCTGTTAGTTCGTCCATTTAAGCCTCCAATGCTACGATGCGTGTTTCAAGCGCATCAATCTTTGTTAGTGCTTCCTGCAACGCTGCGGTTAGCAGTGGCACAAGTTTGCTTTGGTCAATGCCTTGATATTCTGGGTTGCCATCTGCATCTACTGCATCTTTTGCGCCTGTAATAGCCTCTGGCACAATGTCAGCAACTTCGTGTGCAAGGAAGCCATCAACGGTCTTGTCGGCATCTACAATGAAGTTAAATCGCTTTGGTGCAAGCTGTTGAACACGGTCTGCTGCGCCTGTCAGGTCGGTTACATTTTCTTTGAGGCGGTAATCGGATGAGGTGTTGTAAGCAGTGCTTGAGCCAGTGACTGAGATAGACCCGACAGTGGTTGCGCTTTTTTGGAATAGCGCAAGGCTACCATCACTGGTTTGTCTATTCAAAATAAGCGCGTGATTGCCATCTCTAACTACACTTAATTCACCAGCAGGTTTGAATTGTAGTCCAGCGGTTGTACCACTAAGAGACGTCTTCCCAACCAGCAGATTGCCACTAGTATCAACAACAGCACGAGGATTACCAGCACCATCCGACAGCACGATGTAGTTGCTGGATGTGCGGATGTCTAGGCCGCCGCCGTTGCCACTATATGCACCAATAACAGTGTTGTCAGAGCCAGTTGTAATTAGATAACCAGCCTGTCTACCTACGAATGTGTTAGTCGTGCCTGTAGTCACAGACTCACCAGCACCTTGACCAACGGCAGTGTTGCGCTGGCCTGTTGATGCTGTAAGTGCATTATAACCTACGGCAGTGCTATTAGATGCTGTTGTGTTTGCGTCAAGTGCTTGATAGCCTAAAGCCGTATTACTTGCGCCAGTGGTGTTTGCGGTGAGTGCGGAATCACCAATAGCGGTATTATTCGATGCGGTAGTGTTTGCGTCTAAAGAAGCCGTACCAACTGCTACGTTATTAGTACCTGTCGTGTTTACTAGCAGTGCATTATTTCCAACTGCAACATTTCCATCTGCTGTAGTATTAGCACCAAGTGCGTTCCTACCAACTGCGGTGTTAAATTCACCTTCTGTATTAGAGTCTAAAGCAGTATAACCCACTGCTGTATTCTTTGTGCCTATGGTGTTTCTTAGTAAGGCTTGATAACCCACTGCGGTGTTTTCGGATGCGGTGGTATTTGCGCTGAGTGCCTGATAACCAACCGCAGTGTTGTTAGATGCAGTGGTGTTTGCGTCAAGTGCAAACGTGCCAACAGCAGTATTACTAGCACCAGTAGTGTTTACACCAAGCGCATTTGCACCAATGCCCACATTATAACTAGCCGTAGTCGCGGCATCCAAAACAGACTGCCCGACAGCCGTGTTTTGGATTCCTGTTGTGTTTAAAAGAAGCGCATTATAGCCAACAGCCGTATTGTTGTCTGCTGTAGTAGCTGTCTTTAATGCGTCACGCCCAACAGCCGTGTTATTGTTGCCATCAATATTATTAGCAAGTGCTGTACGACCTACGGCAGTGTTGTTTGCACCTGTGGTATTGTCTTCCAGTGCAGCAGCACCAACAGCCGTGTTGTTGTCAGCGGTGGTGTTGGAGCCTAGAGAAAGATAACCCAGAGCAGTGTTTTGTGTGCCAGTAGTGTTTTGATACGCCGCACCACCACCAACTGCTGTATTAAATTGAGCCGCATTATTTTGTAACGCCGTATGTCCTAAAGCCGTACTGCCATTTGTTGAATTAGAGACAGTCATAGATTGATTGCCAATGGCAGTATTATACGACCCAGTTGTAGAGTCTAATGCACCATCACCCAACGCTACGTTGCCTGTGCCTGTCGGGTAGTTACCGTCCAGCTTAATCGTGCCGCTATCCTGCGAGATGTTACCACCAACAGTAATATTGTCTACAGTAACGGTGCCACTGAAGTCCTTATCGGCTGCATCTGCTAAGTCTCTTGCTCTAGTCACGGCTACGTTCTCCTAAAATTACCAGCTTGATGGTACTTTGCCTACGATAGACGGTGTTGCCATTTCAGCAATCTGTGCATCAAGTAATGTCTGCACTTCTTCTTCAGTCTTTGTCATGTCAGCCAAGACCTTTGCCTTGCACCAGTCTTGTGTAACACTCTCAAATGCAATGAAGTCTGCATCGTCATCTACCTCAACACCAGTAGTGCCGTACATAGATGTTGACAGGTAATTGTTATCAGCGTCTTGCTCACTGTCACTAACAGCAGTGATGCGCCAGTGGATTGTCTTGATTACGTCTGACAAGTCACCTTCCGTGGGTGCTGTGTCTAGTGTCGGGAAATCCCAAGTATATGTGTTAGCCATTTTCTACTCCTGTTAGTTGGCCCCAGCAGTCAGCCTATTTTTACAGCAACGGTGTGTTGACTACTGCCTAATTTCCACACTTTGCCAATTGCTACAGAGTATTGTTCAAAAGTTGGGGAGGTCACTGCTACTGCTTCAATACCGCCATCTGACTTTGCTTGCGCTATAACAAAGTCACCAACTTTAGTAATGCCAGTAATGGTGCAGGGAACCTGACCACTAAACGCAATACGGTCAACTGTTTGCCTCGCAGCCTCTAGCGCATCGCCTTCCAATGTTGTCTGATTACCATCAGCGTCAGTTGAAGCAATACTCCATACATCACCTCCAACATATGACGGGTCTGTTGATTTAATTACAAAGCTGTGTGCGTTAGCAAATACGTCAGTTAGCTTGCCATCTGCGTCAACTCCGCACACTGCACCTTTTGCAATAGTGCCGCAACCATCAGCTTTAGTCATGTATTCAGCGTAGTCAGCACCGCTAGCATTAACTGTACCACCAGCATTGATTGCTCTGCTTGTAGCATTCATGCCCCGCACTTTTAAAGTGGCATTTGCTGCGTTTGGTGTCTGACCACCTTCGTTTGCGTTAAACACGCCAAAGTATTCAGTGGGAGATGTATCAGCAATTCTAATAGCTTGCAACGCAGTTGTGTTTCCACACAGAATGTCTAAGACATGTGAAGGACTCCGACCAATGCCAACTTTGCCTGACGCATCAACAGAAACAGCCTCAAGACCAGTACCTACATAAAGTCCAAGCGTTGTACCAGCCGCACCGCCGCCAGTGCTTCCAATTCTGGCTTTACCACTAGTAAAGTCTATAAAGGAACGCTGACCACCAGCCGCAAAATTACCATCAGAACCCGTCACGCTGATTGAGCCAGCCCCTCCAGCAACAGTTAATTTACTTTGCGCTATTGGCGAACTCGTCCCAATGCCCACACTGCCACTGCTGTCGATACGCATACGTTCTGTGTTGTTAGTGCCGAATATCAGCGGATTGTTAGACACATTTTTAAGAGTGCTTCCACCATTGCTTGCAAGAAGCTGAACAGTATCTGTGTTTACTAGCTGTAGAACACCAGTGCCACGAACATCTAGTTGAACACCTCCGCTTGGCGAACTCGTCCCGATTCCGACCAATCCCGCCGATGTGATGCGGAATTTTTCACTGCCCTCATAGTCAACTGTCAGTCCGGTCTGTTCAGCGTTGATGTCCCAGTTCAAAGTGCTTGATGCGCTGGATGACAATGCAAACTTTAGCGAAGCCTCGTTGTAGCTACCCGGCGTTGAATTGTGGCTTTGAACCTGTATTGCGTTGTTTGCGCCAGACTTGTACAGCGACAGTTGCTCCGATGGCGAAGTCGTCCCAATACCAACATTACCGCTGCTGTTGATGCGCATACGTTCTGTTGGAGTTGCGCTGTTCGTTCCTGTGCCAAAGATGAAGTTACCAGAACCATCATTATGTATACGGCTATCAAGACCGCCACTAGGAACGCTAAACAATAGCTGTGGGGTTGATGCTGCAATCTCCAACAGCCCTTCTGTTGTTTGGTCGCCAGATACTACCAATGTTCTATATGGCGAACTCGTGCCAATGCCAACCCGATTGTTAGTCGAATCTACGACAAGCGTAGTGGTGTCAATAACAGCATCGCCAGTGACAGTCAGTTCATCTGCTGTGTTAAATCTTGATATACCTGAACCGATATAAGCCATTATTATTCCTTACGTAATTTCAAGAATAGACAAAGCAACGTCTGCGCTAGATGCAACATTTGACGTAACTTTTAAGACATCACTTGCATTCATTACTACTTTTTGTTCACCGCCCACAACAACAAGGCTGCTACCCACAGGAATAGGTGCATCCTTTATAATATAGATATTGTCACCGTCATTGTTTTCAAGCTGTACATCTACCTCAATTTGTGCAGTGTGTATGTTAGCAATCGACATGCCAATGATTGTTGTTTCGGTAGAACCAGCACCAGTATGAATCGTAGCAGGGGATGTACCCACTGCAGTGTCTGTCACCAGTTTAAATGAGTTTGCCATTTATTTCTCCAATTATGTATAATTATACCACAATCATACGGATTTGTCAAGCATATTATCCTAGTGCGATTGCTAAAGCCACCGCTGCATTATCTGCTGCTGTTGCTGCAAAAGCTGTTGTAGCAATTGTTGTATTGTTTGTACCAGCAGATTGCGTAGTACCCGTAACTGTGCTTGACAGTGAGCCACCATTAATAGTGGGGCTAGTCAGGGTTTTATTTGTAAGTGTCTGTGTACCTGTAAGTGTTGTTACTGTGCTGTCAATTGCAATATCATCAGCATTAGCAGTAATACCTGTACCACCAATCACATTCAATGTAACATCACCAGATGTACCACCACCTGTCATACCAGAGCCAGCAACTACAGATGTAATGTCACCGACAGGTACAGTAGCTACTTGTGTATCTACGTATGCTTTGATTGACTGTTGTGTTGCAAGATGAGTAGCACTGTTAGATGCCATATTGTCTTCATCTTTTATAGAAGTTCCACTTATTGTACCGTTTAATACAGCACTTGTCAAGGTTTTATTTGTAAGAGTTTGTGACCCTGTTAGTGTAGCTACCGTGCTATCAATAGCAAAGGTCATTGTCTGTGATGACCCTGTTGTATCAATACCTGTGCCACCTGTGAATGTTAGGGATTGACTGTCAAGGTCTACACTCTGTGCGCCTCCACTGTCACCAGAAAAATCAAAGTCTTGTGCAGTTACTTGACTATCTACATATGCCTTAATAGACTGCTGTGTAGCCAGATGGCTTGCGCTGTCTGAAGCCATGTTATCTTCATCTTTAATAGATGTACCACTGACTGCACCGTTAAGTACGCCAGTAGTAATAGTTGGGCTTGTAAGAGTTTTATTGGTGAGTGTATCAGTCGTAGCACGGCCTACAAGCGTGTCTGTGCTTGTAGGTAAGGTAAGAGTACCTGAGTTACTGATAGAGGAGATGACGGGCGTTGTAAGCGTCTTGTTGGTGAGTGTCTGTGTTCCAGCGAGTGTGGTTACAGTTGAGTCAATAGCAAAAGTAACAGCATTACCTGAACCAGAAGTATCAATCCCTGTACCACCTGTAAGCGTAAAAGTCTCGCTGTCAAGGTCAATAGAGAGAACACCACCGCTATCTGCTTGGAAGTCAAGGTCTTGCGCTGTGACTTGGGCATCTACATAAGCCTTAATAGATTGTTGCGTGGCGAGTTTAGTCGCACTATTAGAAGACATGTCATCTTCATCTTTAATGCCTGTGACAGTGGCTCCATCACCTGCAATGTTTATGCTTGTGTTAGCTACGATTGTTGTGCCTGTAATAGCAGCAGCAGATGCCCCACCAATTACTGCACCATCAATTGTACCACCGTTGATATCAGCAGTGTCAGCTATAAGTGCGTCAATGTTGGCTGTGCCATCAATAAACAAGTCTTTAAACTCTGTGCCGGATGCACCCAAGTCAATATCGTTATCTGTTACAGGAACAATGGCACCGTCTTGAAAGCGTATTTGTTCTGTTGAACTTGCACCTACATCTACAAAAACACCAATACGATTGTTTGTATCACTAACTACAACTTTGTTAAGTGGGGTGGTAACACCGGGGTCTCCAATCAAACCTATGACTGGACCTTCTGCGGCTGTACCATCGTGTTTATGACCTGATGTATTATTAAATGTTGCTAGTAGCTGGTCAAATTCATCATTGCTATCAGCAGCATCAATAACGTCACCGTCAGTGTACGTAGATTGCCTAGTATAACCTGCCATTATCTTCTTGCTCCCGCATTAAATTCTAACTGAAAACCTTTTAGTGTGTATACAGAAGATTCAGCGTTGTCCACTACCCGTAGTGCAACTGCAAATCCACTACCTTCAATTGGTTGTCTAACAAGTGGATTAGCTTGACCACCGTAAGTAACTGTTCCATACGTTCCTGTACCATACAATGCAACAATAGATGAACTGTCAAAAGGATAAGCTGCTGGTCTAGCTACATTAGGAGATTCATAGTCATACCTAATAAACAAATCAGAATTAATAACACCCGTAGGTGCATAGTTAATAATTACACGCTGAAATGTTTTTCTTATACCAGCATCACCCATAGTTAAATCAGGTGAACGATAACGCCCTACTATAGCTGTGCTATCAAAAGTGTTACCTTGTTCTTGCCGATATACATAACCATCAAAGCCACCATGCAAAACGTAAGACTCACCTTGTACAGTTAAAAAATCAGTACATGCAGGTTGTATACCTTCTATTTCAGAAAACTCAAACCCTTTTTCTTTAAGTACAGTTACAATACCTTTTGTTCGTTGTTGACTATCTTTAGCTGTATTAGTCATAAATAATCGGTATTGAGTTTTACCCGGAATAACAACACTATCAAATTGGCTAATGTCAGGTATGTTAGCAAATCTTTCTTGAATAGGTTTACTAATAGCACCCAAATTAACATCGTTGATTTTTTCAGTAGCTGCTACTGTACGTAATCCATCTTTACCTAAAAATAGTATTTCCCCAGCTAGTTCTTGTATAGTAAACCCGTTAGCGCAACCTATGTCTCTAGTTACTGGCTGTACCTGAAAATCTGCAATTGTATTTCCTATAAGACGAAATATTCTTTCTTCACAAAAAATAAATAACTCATTACGAAAAGGAAACAATCCTGTTATTCTGCTATCTACTCTTATTGCACCTGCACCATTAGCAGTGTTAAAGTCATTATCTGTATAAGGTGCAGTAAATACAAGTTCTTCTACATTAGCACTATGACCAGCAAAGAAAAAAGCATTTTTATAACCAATTACAAACTTAGGATTAGCAGGTGCGCCAGTAGTATTCAGGTCAGTTACAGTGCTTCCATCATATTTTGATGCATGATTTGCGCCATCAGCCCAAATAATATGTTCTGTTCCATTTAAGTTATATCTAAAATGCGTGTATTTACCGGCACCAGTCCTGCCTGTATCAATAGCTGTCCATGAACCTGTAGTACCAGCTTTATATACACTTGTTCCTCTAGCTGCTATAACACTATTGTTACCTGCAAAAAAAGCAGCCATAAGTACAGGCTCATTAGAAGATGATGTTTGTGGAACTACATTAGGATTCCATTTTAAATAGCCTTCTATTCTTCTATATCCACCACGAATATCAGGTTCAAAGTTAAGTAGTTCAAGAGCCATACCGGGAGCCATGTTAAAGGTAGGCTGGTCAAGAACTAAGCCCCCTTCTAATGGAAAGTAATATGGGTTGAGGCCAGTTTCATCTGCCATGTAAAACCTCTAAAATCTACCAGCAATAGTACTAGCACCATATCTTTGTGAGTATGGAATATATGTAGACCTAACATAGTCAGCACGGTTAAGCAAAATAGTTTGCATCTGTTTAATGCCTTCTTCAAATCGTGAAAAGTTAATGCCATACTGTTGTGCTTCTCCACGATACTGATAAGCATATGCAGTTGCACCATCCACAATTACCTGTCGGTACTGTTCAGGTACAGTTGGTACATCTGTTGCGGCTGTCAGTAAAGTAGGCTTTTTGTAATATTCATATTTTAATTCATAGGCTTTATCAGGATATGGATACAAGCCGTAGTTATTATCTGGTGTGCGGAATACATAGATAGGAACTGCACCTACATCAGATGTAGTTTCTTGGTCAATATATTTTTGTGTATATTCTTTGTAGTCTAAAATACGTAGGGTAATTCCTGATACAGCCAGAGTGTCATCTTTACTAATTCTAAATGTGTCATAATCAATTGACTGTGTATCGGTTGGAACCGTATATCGTGTTTGCCCAGCTACTAATGTCTGTGTTTGTGTAGCGTGGGTAAAAGGCCAGCCAAATTCGCGCTGGTTAATATAATTAATAGAATCATTAACAGCATTCTTACATTGTACTTGAAAGCCCCTAGCTGTAGCAAAATTAGCTGCAGTAAGAGATACCTCGTTCATACGAGCAAGTACTTCATTAGTAATGTCTAGGTAAGTATATGCCATCGTGCATCCTTATAAAGAAAGAAAGTAAAGGGGCAAGTTGCCCTGCCCCAATACTATGTTATTTAAGCAAAGTCACGTGCTACTTCTTGAGCAGTCAAATCACCTTCATCATTACAATCCATGATGACAGCCCAGATACGGAGTT